AAAAAAATCGTGAAATTATTTTTAAAGACGCTGGCGTTGATTACAACAAAAAAATAGCTGTAGAAAATAAAAAAAGATTGAAAAATCATCCTGACTTTGAAGACAACCCAGAGGGTTTAGATGAATTTATACAAGAGTTTGAAGGCGAAGAACTTTTTGATATGGGTGATTATATTGGACCCGAAAGAGACTTACCTAATATACCTTTAAGTTATAATAATCCTAATTTGTCACGCATGTTTTTAAAAGAACAAAATTTTAGAAACCTTGATGAAATTGGATACGCTAGACCACCTAAATATTCACCTGAAGATATATCTCAACAAAATACATCAAACTGGTTTGAAGAGTTAGGTGAAAATAAATATAGATTATATGAATTCAATCCTCAGACGGGTCGCTATACGCAAACAACGCTTGATAACCCAGACTTAGGCACTTGGAGAAATTTTTTAGGTTACGCTAAAGGCGGTCCAGTAGACAAACCTCTTTACGATGATCAAAGAATGATTTGATGAATCTATCCAGTTTAACCGAGACAGAGCTGAAAGAAGCTCTGATGTTGAAAGAGAAGTTAGACGGCTTCCAAATACAAGATGAGTGCCAAAGTAGTTTTATCAATTACGTAGAGCATATCTGGCCTGAGTTTATCTGCGGGCGCCACCATAAAATATTCGCTCAAAAACTCCAAGAAGTCGCCGAAGGCAAGTGCCGACGTTTGATTGTCAATATGCCACCCAGACATACTAAGTCTGAGTTCGCATCCACTTTCTTTCCGTCCTATATTATGGGACTCCAGCCCAAGATGAAAATTATGCAGACAACGCATACGGGTGAACTAGCCGTACGATTTGGTCGTAAAGTGCGTAACTTGATGGATCAAGACGATTACAAAAAAATATTTCCTGAAGTCAAACTGCAATCCGACAACAAATCTGCGGGACGTTGGGAAACCAATAAAGGGGGCGAATATTTCGCTGCGGGTGTAGGTGGAGCGGTAACGGGACGTGGTGCGGATTTATTGATTATTGACGATCCACATTCTGAGCAAGACGCACTTAGCCCGTCTGCTCTAGAGTCAGCGTATGAATGGTATACCTCTGGTCCTAGACAGCGTCTACAACCAAACGGATCTATTGTTATTGTAATGACTCGTTGGAGTGCGATTGATTTGACCGCTAAGTTATTGGAGGCGCAAAAGGAACCGCTTGCCGATCAATGGGAAGTGATAGAGTTTCCAGCCATATTTCCTGAAACCGATAAACCACTCTGGCCTGAGTTCTGGCCTGAAGACGAATTATTGAAAGTGAAGGCATCTCTGCCTGGTATGAAATGGAACGCTCAGTGGATGCAAAACCCGACAGCTGAAGAGGGTTCGATTATCAAGCGTGAGTGGTGGCAGCCTTGGGAAAACGACAGCTTACCTAACGTGCAATATATTATGCAAAGTTACGATACCGCTTTTTCAAGAAAAGAATCAGCTGACTACTCTGCTATATCTACGTGGGGTGTATTTAGACCGACAGACGATTCACCCGATTCTATTATTCTTTTGGATTGTCAAAAAGGTCGTTGGGACTTTCCCGAACTCAAAGAGATAGCCATGCGCGAGTACAACTACTGGGAGACGGATATGGTGTTGATTGAAGCCAAAGCTTCAGGTACACCTTTAACTCAGGAGCTAAGACGTATGGGCATACCCGTAGTCAATTACTCGCCAACTAGAGGCCATGATAAGACCACTCGTATGCACTCAGTCGCTCCAGTATTCGAAGCAGGTATGGTATACGCACCCAAGCGTATGTTTGCTGAAGAGATGATCGAAGAGTGCGCTTCATTTCCTTTTGGCAAAAACGATGACCTATGTGATACTATGACGCAAGCAATCATGCGATTCAGAGAAGGTGGCTTTTTGAATTTGGCTACTGACTACGATGACGATGATATGGGAGTAAGACAGAGGATTTATTATTAATGGCTATAGAGAGACTAACACCCGATCCAGCAAATCAGATGCCTGAAGAAATGGATATGACGACCACGCAATCTGGCGATGGTTTAGAAGAAGATATTATTGAAGTATTAGAAGGTCTACAAGAAACTGACGTAGAGATACAAGAAGACGGTTCCGCTTTACTCGGACCCGCACCCGAAATGGTTATGACATCTGAGTTTGGTGAAAACTTAGCCGATGTTTTGTCTGATAGCGAACTCGGTAGAATCTATATAGATTTAGTAGGCAGTATAGAATCAGATCGCTCCAGTAGAGAAGATTGGGAAAAAACTTATACCGACGGTTTGAAATACCTTGGTATGCGTTTTGACGAAACCCGATCAGAACCATTTGAAGGAGCAAGTGGCGTAATTCACCCGTTATTGGGAGAAGCCGTAACTCAATTCCAAGCGCAGGCTTACAAAGAATTATTACCCGCAGGTGGACCAGTTAAAACTCAAGTCGTAGGTGCGTATGACTCTACGATAGAAGAACAAGCGCAACGTGTGCGCGAGTTTATGAATTACCAAATCGTACATGTGATGGAAGAGTACGATGAAGATTTAGACCAAATGTTGTTCTATTTGCCGTTGGCTGGATCTGCGTTTAAAAAAGTTTACTACGACGAAAACCTACAAAGACCTGTATCTAAATTTATAGCACCCGAAGATTTAATCGTACCTTACTATACGACTGATTTAGAATCTTGCCCTCGTATTACGCATCTCATCAAGATGCCTGAAAACGACGTTAGAAAGCTACAAGCTATTGGTTTTTACAAAAGAACAGATTTGGAGCCTGGTGAGGAGCCAAACAATTATTCCTCTTTGGATACGGAGAAAGAGAAATTAGAGGGTATAGAGCCTGGTGGAGAAAGCGACGAAGTATGCGTTCTTTATGAGGTTCATTGTAACTTAGACCTAGAAGGGTTTGAGGATGTAGATGAAAGCGGTGAAGAGACTGGGGTTAAACTTCCTTACATCGTTACTATAGATTCTACGACTGAAAACATTTTATCTATTAGAAGAAACTTCAACGCTGATGATCCAATGAAGAACAAGATTGAATATTTTGTTCATTTTAAATTCTTACCAGGTCTAGGTTTCTACGGTTTCGGACTGACTCACATGATTGGTGGGTTGTCTAAAGCTTCCACATCTATACTAAGACAATTGATAGATGCTGGTACGCTTTCCAACTTGCCTGCTGGTTTCAAGACTCGAGGCATCCGTATACGTAATGAAGATGAACCCATTCAACCTGGTGAGTTCAGAGACGTAGATGCACCAGCAGGCTCTTTACGTGATGCAATACAACCATTACCGTTCAAAGAACCTAGCGGCACCTTGTTATCGTTATTAGGATTATTGGTTCAATCAGGACAACGATTTGCTTCTATTGCAGAAATAGCTGTAGGTCAAGGCAATTCACAGGCACCAGTAGGCACTACTTTAGCGTTGATGGAAAAATCAACCAAAGTATTGAGTGCAATACATAAGCGTTTGCATAACGCGCAGAAAAAAGAATTTGGGTTGTTATCAGATATCTTTGCTCAAAGCTTACCACCGACTTATCCCTATTTAGTGTCTGGTGGTATGAATGAGGTTAAACAAAGTGATTTTGACGGGCGCATCGACATTTATCCTGTTAGCAACCCAGACATCTTTTCTACCAGTCAACGTATAGTTATGGCCCAAGAAATGATGCAGTTGGTTCAATCTAATCCTCAAATACACGGGCCAGGTGGAGTCTACGAGGCTTACAAAAGAATGTACGCTTCATTGGGAGTAGACAACATCGACCAACTGCTTCTTCCACCGCCTCCGTCACAACCTCCACCAATGGAGGCGGGTATGGAAAATAGTACCTTGATGATGGGTGGTACAGCGCAAGCGTTTCCAGAACAAAACCACGATGCACATATTGCAGCACACGTAAGCTTATTAAGTCTTCAACCCGTTCAAACAAACGCGCAGGTACAAGCCAATATCATTTCACATTGTATGCAACACTTGCAGATGAAAGCAGACATAATCGCGCAACAACAAATGCCACCTGACGCTATGCAACAGTTTCAACAGTTGCAACAACAAGCGCAGCAAGCGTCACCTGTTGAAGCGCAACAAATGCAAGCGCAAGCTCAAGGTATACTGGCTCAGTTTAGTGCGCCAATCATGTCAGAGTTGGTTATACAGTTCTCGCAACAGATTGGTACACCTCAAGAAGAAGATCCTTTAGTAACCATCAGAAAGCAAGAACTAGCTTTGAAAGGTCAGCAGCTTAACCAAGAACAACAACAATTCGCTCAAAAAGAAGAACAACGTGCAATGGATCAAATGCGTCAAGATCAGATAGATCGCGAACGTATAGATGCCCAACGTGATATCGCAGAAATGAAGGACGATACGACGAGGGATAGACTTGACCAACAAAAGGAACTAAAATTAATTGATCTTGGATTAAAACAACTATAAATATGATAAAAGTTACAAAAGTAAACGAACAGAAAACACCTAAAGTTTTAGACGGCAAACAGTCTTATTCCAACAAAGGTACTTTGCAAACTAAAAAAGCAAAGTCTTTCGATGCCAGCACCACACCAAAACCAGGTATGGGTAAAGGCAAGGCAAGAGGTATGGGTGCTGCTGAAT